GTATTAAGCGATAAAAAAAGAGCGTATAGAAAAAAACTACAGGAGGAAAAAAATGGCAAAGCTGACGGTGTTTAAATTAAATAAGATAGGAATAAGGAATATTGAAATTGCTAAGACTTGTAAGGTTACAGACGTTGCGGTTTTTCAGTGGAGGGAAAAAGGAATAATCCCAGAAAGATTTATTTCCAGATTGTTAAAACATTTAAGATACAGAAGAAGGGATATCACTAATTTATTGAGAGGAGTTGACTATGAGTAAAAATGCAAGAATACAAGGAAGGCTAACTGAAAAAGAAAAAGATTCTTTAAATATGAAAGATCAAGATTTCATAGACATTGCTCTTGAGCTTCATCGGTATGGTCTTTTGTTGAAAACTTATAATGATTTGCAAAAAGAAAAAGAAAAAGCGTTGAAGAAAATTAAAATTAATTAATTATAAAAACAAGGAGAAAAAAATGTTAGTAATTAAAAAGGATACAAGGGAATTTAGGTTGTTTGATAATGTAGGAAAGAAATGGGCAAGCGTAGTAATGACAGAATATGATTTGAGAATGTTTATGTTTAATAATGTTAATGATTTCCTTTTAAGACTCGGTGAGGTTGATAGGGCATTTAAGATTCAAGCGGAGTCCCTACACGATTGGGATTATGAGAGTTGCGATAAGGCAGACAAGCACTATAGGAGAGATAGGGGAATTGATTTGGTAAATTCCTTGGAGTTTTTGAGGACTCTTAATTGTTTAGGCGGTTATGAGTTTGAAGAAATCTTTGGAGACGATTGGGAAAAGTATCATTCCAGAATTAAGGAGAGGGGGTTGTTTAAATTTTTATGTTACTTGGATAATTGTAATTTAGAATCAGTTGAAAAGTTTATAAACGCAAAAATCGCAAGGAGAGTAAAATGAGCAAAATACTAAAGGGTCCAGCGATGGTAACTTATCAATGCCCCGCTACAGGAAAAGTTTTTGACGGCGATGAAATTTTAATACCTACAAGAGTCTCAAGAAATTATGACGATTGGAGCGAACAAAAAAGCCCAGTACACATGGGATTAAAAATTTGCCCAGAAGTACAAACGCAAATAAATAAAGGTTTTGTTTGCTTAGTAGTTATTGACCCCGACAAGTCGGACATGGAAGGAGTCGGGAAAGAAGTGCCTATTGACCAGATGGGTGGAATGTATCGAACAGGGGAGCTTGCTTATTTGAAAATAGAGGCTGCAAAAAGAGTATTCAATATAGACGTTCAAGAAATTATGTTTATAGACAAAGAAGCAATTGAGAAAATAAAAAACCTACAAGGAGAGTCAGATGAGTAAAAAACCAGAAGAACAAAAACGTGAAGAAGCAATTAAATTAGCGAGAGAAAAATATGGCTACTTAAATTTTGTAGCTCATAAAGAAAGTTACGCAGAAGTACAAGAATATGCGGATAGTTATTCAGGACAAGAGAAGGCTATTGCCAATTTGTTTATTATGATGACTTTTAATACTTCTGCATATCTAAGGGCAAGGAGAGAATTGAAAGAAGAAAAAGAAAAGAAATAATTTGCCAAGATAAGTTTCGTGATGGATTATGAAATTTCTCTTTGTGTAAGTTAATAGCTAACGCAATAAGGCCAATAATGAAACGAGTAGGAAATAGCCACCGTTTTGTTATTGGCCTTTTTATTTGACAAAAATAAATAATTCGTGTCATGCTTGAATTGGGCGAAGGCTCAAAGAGAGGCGAAGGCTATGAAAGTACAAGCATTATCCATAGAAATGTGGGACATAAATAAAATTCTACCAAACCCAGACAACCCCAACAGACACGACCACGAACAAATTGAAATGCTTGCCAGTGTTTTTCTTTATCAGGGTTTCAGAAATCCATTAATAATTTCTAGGCAAACAGGGCTTCTTGTTACTGGCCATTGTCGTCTTCAAGCTGCACTTTACTTGGGAGTGAGTAAACTTCCAGTTATGGTTCAGGACTTTGAAGATGAGGCTATGGAATTTGCTCATGTTACCGCAGATAATACAACGGCTGAATGGGCTACATTAGACGTTTCAAAAGTTAATGAAAAGTTTATAGAGTTTGGACCAGACTTTGATATTGATATGCTGGGTATGAAAAACTTTTCTATTGAACCTATGGAAAAAGAAAGAAGAAAAGAATCAGAAATTGACGTTGACTCTATGGCCTTCGAGAATGTCTGCCCTAAGTGTAATTATGAGTGGTAATTATAAAGTCCCATCGATGCGGGAAATAAACGAAATAGAAAAGAAGTTCACCGTTATTTCCACCTTCTCTGGGGGTGGAGGCTCCTGTCTAGGCTATAAAATGGCAGGGGGCAGGGTCTTAGTAGCCAACGAGTTTATTCCTCAGGCTCAGGCGACATATAGGCAAAATTTTCCCGACACTAATCTACTAACTGGAGATATTAGAACCTTGAAAGGCTCTGACTTTTTAGAGTCTGCAAATTTGAAAGTAGGTGAGTTAGATATTTTTGATGGAAGCCCACCTTGTTCAGCTTTTTCAACAGCTGGCAAAAGAAGTAAGGGTTGGGGAAAAGAAAAAAAATATAGTTCAAAGGTACAAGTCGTTGACGATTTATTTTTTGAATACGCAAGACTGTTACAAGAGATTCAGCCAAAAGTATTTATTGCGGAAAATGTCAAAGGACTCGCTGTAGGAAATGCGAAAGGGTACTTGAAGGAAATTGTAGGTTGTTTAAAAATGTGTGGCTACGATGTTAAAGTCAAAATTCTTAATGCCTTAAATTACGGTGTACCTCAAAATAGAGAGAGATTAATATTTATTGGAGTTAGAAAAGATTTGAATATATCTCCTGTTTTTCCAAGCACCCATGTTCAATGGCCACCGATAGGGGAAGCAATATCTGGGGCAGACAATTCTATGACCTTTAATCTTAACCCTAAGACAGAAACCTATAAGATATATATGAAGTGCCGCAATGAAGCTAGAAGGGCTCAATTCACTAAATACGCACCTAAGGGGGGCTGGTATACACACTATAGGCTCTCTAATAACGATCACTCTTGTACTATCTCCACCTGCCAAGATACTTATCACCCCGATGAACCTAGAACATTATCTATAGGCGAATTAAAAAGAATACAATCATTGCCTGACGATTTCATTACTACAGGAAAGTTTGCGGAGCAATGGGAAAGAATAGGAAGAATGGTAGCTCCATATATGATGAAGCACGTAGCTGAAACTATGTATGAAAGGGTTTTAAAAAATGTTTGATTTTAATAAGATTGAAGATTTCGATAAACATATATCTTTGAGTATTCCTAACTATGATATGTTATCGGCTCAAATAATTACATACGCAGATTATTTTTTAGAATGGGGCTACAATGTTTATGATTTAGGTTGCTCAACCGGTCGACATTTAAAGTTAATGGCAAAAAAAGACGGTATTGATTATATTGGTTATGACAGCTCAAACCTAATTCCTAAAGATACAGAATATTGTAAGTTCATAAAGGCTGATCTGCACGACATAAAACTTGGTCCATCTTCTTTGGTTCTTTCCATATTCACACTACAATTTTTACATGAAAAAACTAGAGAAAAAATACTTGATGAAGTTATGAAGTCTTTAAAGCCTGGCGGTGCTCTCATCGTAGCGGAAAAGACATTCTCTTGCGATTCTAAGATTCAAAGTATTATGGACTCAGCGCACAGAGAATATAAGAGCCAGCATTTTAAGCCAGCGGAAATATTTAAGAAAGAAATTGAGTTAAGAGATAATATGCGACCAAAAAGGTATCACGACCTGGTTAGGGAGCTTTCTGAGATTGGAACAGTGCAAGAGATATGGCGGTCATTTAACTTTGTAGCCTTTATTGTATTAAAATCGGACGGTATTAAGTGAATAGTACAACATTTGAGGAAAAGTATTGCCAGATGCTAATAGATCACATGACTAACGGTATGTCATACGAGTCTTTTGGTTCAAAGATTAATAAAGGCAGATCAACTTTATACGATTGGGAAAAACACCATGAGACTTGGAGAGAAGCAAAGGACATAGCTTGTGAAATGGCTTTGTCATTCTTTGAGAAAAGATTAATTGCGAAAGTCTCAGGGCACGAAATCAAGGGCATTAACACAAAAGATATAGATACATCGTGTCTAATATTCGCATTAAAAACAAGAATGCATAAGGTTTATTCTGAAAAGACTGAGGTTGAATTAAGAGGCTCAGTTAATATTATTATTGATTCTGACGATGCCGCAGTTTAGGCCTGTTCTTTTTATTTGTTATTAGATAACATTTTAATATAAGCAAGGAGAGTCACGAATGTTTAATCTAAATATAGAATTTAAGATTGTAGTATTAAGATTCATTATGGAAACTTGCCGTTGTGGTTTCCTCAGGGACGATTGTAAATCATTAATAGGAAAATTTAAGCATAGAACTTGTAAAGCGTTAGTTATAAATGAAGAAGAAACACAGGGAGAGAAAAATGGCAATGAGGGATTACGTTAATAATATGGGAACTGGTAATGGGAAATTATCTGGCATACACGACTTATGCGAACACAAAAGAATAAAAGTTCTGTGTGACCATTGCACTGTTGATATGTTAGACAGAAAGGAAAATGAAAAGTATTTGTACGCTAGGCCAGAAGTAAATAAACTCATAGACGATTTAAGAATGGATAATTACTTACAGTCTGAGCGTTTAGAGTTATGCCTTTTGGAGAATAAAAAACTATTTTGCAATGAGAGGGTACTGAAAGCCCTTAACTTGAAACTTCACGAAGAAACTATTGATCTTGAGCAGAGACTTGAAAGCATGAAGTATAACTATAAGGAAGTTTATGAGGAGCTTTCTACTTTTAAGGATATGTTCTAAATGAAATGGATAAACAGATTGATAGGTGTGCCGTTATTAATTGCTCTGTATAGTTACGCAGGGCTTATGGTTGTTTTCACGTTTGGTAAGTATGAGCCAAGCAGAAAAACTTTATCTTTGTATAAAATTATAGTTGAGGGTTGCGACTTTGAAGAATGATATAATACAACCGCCCCTAGTAATAAACCCCCTTAATAGTTCCAAGTGGGCTAACAAGCCCTGCCTCTGCAACTCTGGAATGAAATTAAAACATTGTCATGGAACGTCTGAGCAAATACCTGAGGATATGTGGGGGTTGGCTAAGTCTTATGAGTTGTACCTAGAAGGAAAGATAAGTTTAAAGTTGCATAATAGTTATATAGCTACAGATAATGTGAACAGAATTAAAGAGTACAAAGACAGAAAGTGGCTAAATGGGTTTTTTATATGGCTGAAATTTGTATTGGTATCAAGTTTTGTTTTACTGATATGTTATTATATTTCTGAGGTAGATTATGAGCGATATAAAAACAAAAATAAATCAGAGACTAGCGGACAGAATAAGAACACTAGAAAAGTTTTGCAAGAATCAAAAGGACGTAATTGACAAGCAAGCTGAGTATATAGATTGCCTTGAAGATCACATGGATAGGGAAAACAATATAAGAGTGTTACCCAACGGTAAAAGGAAATTAATACTATTACAGTGAGGCAATATGTCAAGCAAGTATTCGTGCGCATCGACCTGTATAAAAAAAAGAGCATTTGAAACTAAAGATGAAGCCGATAAGGAAATGAAATGGCTAAAGGTTTCTAAATGTTATGCGAAATTAAAAAGATCATACGAATGTTCGTTCTGTAATAAGTGGCACTTAACTAAGCAAGAGCAATTAGAGCCAGACGTTGCATATAAAGTGTTAGCAAAGAGGGACAAGGAAAAGAATATGAAGTTTAAAAGAAAAAGAAAAAAAAGAAGGGAAAAGATAACCTGTGAGTGAAGATGAACCTTTTGTTAAAACTCCAAAGCAAATAGAGGCTACAAAGTTAGCAGGGGGAAGGTTTTTAAAACACTTCATGGCATACGGTGGCTCCAGATCAGGCAAGACATTCGATCACGTTAGAAGAATATTTATAAGAGCTATGAAAGAACCAAACTCAAGACACTTAATATTGAGACTTCAATTTAATGCTGTAAAGACTTCTGTATGGCACGAGACAATTCCAGACGTTTTAAAACTGTGTTTCCCAGAAGTGAAAGTTAAAATAAATAAATCGGATTATTATATTACTGTGCCTGGAGAATCTGAGGTATGGATTGCTGGCCTTGACGGTGGAGAGAGAACAGAGAAAGTTTTAGGAAAAGAATATTCTACTATTTTTTTTAATGAGTGTTCTCAAATATCTTTAGAGGGTAGGAATATTGCCCTTACAAGACTTGCTCAGAAAAATAAACTAAGAAAGATTGCATACTACGATCAAAACCCGCCAAGTAAAAAGCACTGGGCATACTGGCTATGGGAAAGAAACTTTGACCCATTAGCAGAAGAAAAGGTTGACCCCTCTGAGTATGTTTCTATCCACATGAACCCTGCGGACAATATTAAAAATATAGATTCTGATTATCTGAAACTGTTAGGTGCTATGCCTAAGGTTGACCGTGATAGATTCTTACTTGGGCTGTACTCAGATGACGATGACGGTCTGGCATACTATGAGTTTGATAGGGAAAGACACGTTAAGGAAGTTGCTAGGACTTCTGGGACGGTACACGGTGGTATGGATTTTAACGTGTCGCCAATGACTTGTGCCCTTGGACAATATGACGGTTACACTTTTTATATATTTGACGAAATCTTTTTAAGAAATTCTGATACATATAGAATGGCAAAACATTTAAGAGATAAAAATCTTGGCGGTGTTCAACTCGTACCAGACTCAACTGGAAAGAACCGCAAGACTTCTGGTAAATCAGACTTTGACATACTAAAGGAAAATGGTTTTTCTATATTACATTCAAGAAACCCATTCGTAACAGATCGTGTGAACAATATAAACAGATTGCTTGCCGCAAACAGAATAGTTATTGACCCCAAATGTAAAAAACTGATAAATGATCTTGAGCAAGTCTCATGGAAAGATAACAAACTAGATCAGAAAACCAATAGTATGCTAACTCATATTTCTGATGCGCTAGGTTATATGTGTTGGAAGTTAGACAAAATTGAAAAGATCAGCGATGCTAAAATCAGAACTCACTAGAAATAAATGGCAAATTGCATTAACATATAAATGATTACCTCTCAAGGAAAGAAATAAATGGAACACGATCTTTTAAACAAACAAGTAATATTAAGAATATTATCAGACGTTAATGGAAGTGAAAGCAAGCAGAGAAGGAAAGATTCATTTAATGCGTATCAAGTATATAAAGGAAACATAGACCCATACGTTGAAACGGAATTAAAAAGAACAAGAGCAAAGTCTTACAAAAATTATACCTATTCAGATATTTCCCTTAGTGGATTGATTACAGATAAGAGAGCTCAAGCATACGATGAAGAACCGATAAGATCAATTAATGGAAATGAATTAAAAACAGAAGCTCTCTCTGACATATATGATGAGGGTGATGCAGACTCTCAGTTAGAATTTTTCGATGCCTTGTATAACTTAAATCGTCACGGCCTTATATGGGTAAATTACATAGATGCTAAAAAGCGTTTTCAGTTTATGACACTACAGCCTTATGAGGCGGTCATAGTCAGAGACCAGAACGATGGGGAATTATTAATTGTTGGTTTAAACTATCCCAGTAGCGAAATAACTCAAGACTCAAAATCTGGAGATGGTGTTAAGAATATCATTGCAGAGTCTCAGGCAGACTCAGGGGCAGAGCAAGAGACATGGGTATTCTGGTCAAAGAACCAACACGTTAAGGTATTATATAGAAAGGGCCATGAATTAATGGGTAAGAAGGTACAGTCTGATATTACCTATGAACAAATAGAAGGAAACCCAGACAGCAAAAACCCGCTAGACATATTGCCATTTGTATTTAAGTCAACCGATGTTTCCCCAGACTATCCTGTTACAAATCCGCTAACTAAACAAACTATAAAATTTAATACTCAACAATCTGAAACCATGACAAGTAAAAATATTCATGGAACTGGTATTCAAGTTTTCTCTTACCCTGAGTCTCAGCAGGGTCAGTTTGACGAAATGGAATTTGGAGTATTAACGGCCGTTGAGCTTCCACAAAAAGAAGATGATGGTATGCCTGAGACTACATTTGACTATAAGACATCTGGTGCTCAATTAGTTCCAATGCAAGAAATAGATAAGGGTTATGTCGAACAGGTAGCCAGACAACATGGTTTAGAAAATTTCGATCTTGACCAAGGCTCTGTTACTGCTATGAATGGAATTTCAAGGGCTATAGCGGGGGCATCTGTTCAGAAAGTTATTGCAAATAATCAGAAAGCCTATTCGAGAATTGAAAAAGAAATGTTTAAAGTTATAAAGGCTTGGGACAAGTATAATGGTACAGGTAAGTTTAGCGAAGAAGATACATTGCAGGTGACATTTCCTAAGCCAAAAATATTGATTAGCGACTCAGAGGCATTGGACAATATAGAGAAGGCACTAAGGCTTGGAGTAATAGAGGAATGGGAAAAGTTAATTAAACTTGACCCAAATCTTACTGAGCAAGAAGCAAAAGATAAGTTGAAAAGAATCGATGACGCCAAAATGGAGAGAGCAAAGAACAACATATCAACCATGTTTCCTGATAAGAAAACTGACCCTAACGATATAGAAAATAATGATGAGGAAGGCAATGGCGATAACATTGGACCAGTCGACAAAGAAAGTTAAACTTGACCTTGATGGCTTAACAAGAGATGGGAGAGTTGAAGCAAAGATTGCGGCAGGCGAAATAATTGTCGAAGAAATAAATAGATATTTAGACAGAGCAGAGTCTCCAGTTGAAGGTGGAAAATATAAAAAGAAAAAAGTAGATGGAACAATCTCAGACCTATTTGAAGATGGGGATATGAGAGCACACATAACATTTGAGGAGTCGGAAGATGGAATTATTGTTGGTATTTTTGATGATGCTCCAGATATTGAGAGAACAAAAGCGTTTGCTCATAACACAGGCTATAGAGGCCACCCACACTTATCAAGTCCAAAAAATAAACGTGAGTTTATCCCTACGTCACGAAAGGGCTTCAAGGAGTCGATAATGAGAAGGGTTAATAGTGAAATAAATGATATTAGAAATGAAGAAGAATTTGATAAGTTTGAGCAATTAACTAATATAGATATACAACCAAGCATAGAATCTGTTTTCGATATTGGTAATGAGGCTTTGGATAAACTTATATTAAAGGCATTAAGTGGGAATTAAAACTGAGGTTGATCTATCCGATTTTAATTTGAAAGCAATAAAGCAAGAGGTTGTTGACATAGCCCAAGTGACCCTATTACAAATACTTGAAGACAAAATAATTACCGATAATATTCTCAAAGGCAAGTCTCCAGTTAAGGGACAAGGGAAGTTTGAGAAGTATTCACCTTCATATACGAAGAAAATACAGAAGGGTGGAATGGCTGGGAAGTCGGTCAGGCCTGTTAATTTAAAGGTAACTGGAGAACTTTTGGACTCTTTTTATATAGACGCAATTGACGGTGGGCTTGAAATTGGGTTTGACAACGATCTTGCAGATATTCATAATAGACTTGGAGCAAGTAAAAAGAAGGTAGTCAGAAGAATGTTGCCTGACCTTGATCTTGGAGAAAAGTTTAATCGTGACATAACAAAAGCGATTGAGTCAGAATTAAAAGAAATTGTAGAAAAGGTTACAGATAAAATGAGTAAGGCGAATGCAAGAAAGTAAATCTATTATTAATATCAGGGCGAATGTCCAAAGGAATTGAAGTATGTCGGAAAATAGCGAAGGCGAAAACAACGACCAGAAAAAACCATCTTTAGAGGAATTGCAAAAGCAAGTTGAGACATTAAATAGTGTAAACGAAGGTTTGGTATCTACTAATGAAAGACTTTTGAATCAGTCCAAAGATTGGAAAAGTCAACTCAGAGCTATAGAGCAAAAAGTTGATCAGAAGGAAACTGAAAACTTGGAAGGGAAAAAAGATTTTCAAGGCTTGTATGAAAGATCACTCCAGAAGATTGAGGAATTGAGCGGTAGTGTTATGGAAGCCAAAAGAGATGGTCTTAAATCTACTCTAAAGTATGAAGTTTCAAAGCATGCAAAGGACGCTCATAGTGTCGATGATGTTATTTTCAATTTGTCTAAAAATAAAGACGCTTTTGCATATAACAAAGAAAAAGATACTTGGGAAGGTATTGAAGATGCCATTAATGATCTTAGAACAAGCCGGGCTGATATGTTCGATAGGGAAAAGCTCAGAATGGAAAACGGAAGGCCGAACAAAGTCCCTGCGAATGAGAAAACCATAGATCAGTTAATTGAAGAAAATCCTCAACAGGTTCTCAACTCTGCTCTTGAAAAATTTTTAACCTAACTAATTAACAAACGGAGTAAATCATGGCAGTAACAGGTGCCCCAGAAGTCGCAGCAGTAATTGATAAAGTAATATCAAACATTTTAACAAACACTCTTATGCAAGAATCAGTCGCTTTGGCAATTCCTGGCATTTGGGATAGATCAGGTGAAGTCGGTGCGGGTATGGACACGCTTGACATGATTACAGTAGCAGAATTAGCAGAGCAAGCGGTTAATGAAGATGGAACACCAATGACTCCGCAAACATTAAATCCATCTGCTGAATCATTATTGCTTAATCAACATAAATCAATTCCTTTTTCTATTACTAAGAAAGGTGCATTACAATCCAAAATTGCATTAGTGTCAAAAGCTATTGAGCAGGGTGCTAGAACTCTTGCTTATGGTATTGATAATTATGTTTTTGGTCTTGCCGTAACAGAGGCGGGTACAACCGTAACTGTCGCTGCAGCCGATGGTCTTGCCGCAATTCGTGAATTTGCAAAAGCTATGGACCTTGCAAAAGTTCCAAAGTTTGGACGTGCAATTGCTGTCTCCCCTGGCTTTTTACATGATGAACTATTGGCTACATCAAATGTAATTAAGGCAAATGAGTTTGGTTCTTCTGAGCCAGTTAAGATGGGAGCCGTGGTAACCATTTATGGTGTTCAGGTTTATGAGTCAACTTCTTCAAATATTCCAGATGACGGTTTTATTGGTTTTGGTCTTGAGGCATTAGCCTTTGCAAGACAAAGATCATTAGAGCTTGAGAGTGAAGCAAAAGTTCTTGAGCAGAGAACTGATTATGCCATGACTCATCTTTTTGGAGCGAAGTCTACGACTGCCGCAACAAACGCTAGAATTTACGTTTATAATCCAGTTTAGTACCTAATTTTTTAACTTGGAGAGTCCCTGCTTTACGGTAGGGGCTTTTTTAATTTATGTCATTTAGTGCAAACTTAGATTTAGTTCCTGTTTTTCTTGAGGCTGATAGTCGAGAGAAATTAGTGCGTAAAATGGTAATCAACAACTATTTCAATCATGCTAAATTTAATTACATGGAGCCACGATTTGAAAAGAACAAATATGTTGTCTGGTTCTACGCAGACTTAAAAGACTACAAGGCACCAGATGACTTATCAGAGGAAGCATTTAATTTACTAAAAAGCGTGAAGGGATAATATGGGGTTAAGAGTCCATCACAAAAAAGTAACTATTGATAATGGAATAGATAACCCTATACCAGTTGACATTATTGAAGATGGCTCAAGAGGCGATGTTAAAAACATATATGACAACGCTCCTAGTTTAGCAAAGAACCAAGAAGTACAGCTTGTTAAATATCTCGTACCAGCTGGAAAAACATTTTACTTAAAAGAGATTGAGTTTAGTGGAGAGAACAGGGCCAAGTATGAAATACAGATTCAGACATTAACAGAAGGTGTAAAAAGAACTTGGGACAATAAACTAAATGGATCTTTTTTATTTTATAATTTAAAGTTGGTCGCTGGGACTCTTATTGATTTGAGAGTTATTCACCAGAGGCCACAAGTCGGTGACTTTGATGCAAGAATAATAGGTAATGAAGTATGAACATAACGCTAATGGAATACAAATTAAAAAAGGCCAAAGCTGAGACTGCAAAGTTTGAGCTTGAAATATCTATAGAAAAAAAGAAAATGGATATAGTTAGAATACAAGACCATATAGTAGCACAAGAAAAGATAATTAAAGAAGCCGATGATAAAATCATTGAGCATACAAAGGAATAAATTATGAGTGATTTTGATTCGAGTCTCCCAACATCAATTACTGACCACACCGACCCAGAGGGTGTAGACAAGCAAGTTGAGGTTTCTGAAAAATTAATCCATAACAGAACTCATGGTGAGGACTCTGACGGAACAAAGCGACAATTGAAATTATCGGAAGAAGGTAAGTCAAATGGTCGTGGTGATTATCATGTAACAGAAAACTCTGAGCCTCAATCATCTGGATTAATAGCTCACGAAAGACAAGCTGTAAAAAGTCAAGAACATCAAACGAAAAGAATTTCTGCGGTCGATGGCTCAGACAATACGACTTGCCAAGACGTTGCCATTAGAGATGAGAGCGGTATTCCATATTCAGATTCAAATCCATTACCAGTCGTTGTTTCAGAATCAGAAGGTGAAGAATTAACAATTTTTAATACAAGTGCATCAGTGGCAAAAGACGCAACTGTCAACCATGACTATACAGTAACAGCTCTTAAAAAGTTTAGAGGAAAGCAAATGTATGGTTCTGCATCTGGAAGAACTAAAATAGAAGTGTTAGTTGAAACTGGAATTGGTACTGGGCTTTTTAATCAAAAATATGTTGGCTTTGGAACAGCCTCAAATCCAAATGTTCCTATAGATTTAAAGTCAATGCTTCATGTTTTGGCCGGAATAATAATAAGGGTAGCCATTACAAATATTGATAATCAGCCATTTGATGTTTACTCAACCCTAAGCGGAATTGAATTATAATTATGGGCGACCTAACTGACATAAAAGCGTCGGGAACAACCAGAATAGTTGGTGATGATGAGCAATATTCTGCCGATGTTACCTTAGACAAAGATTTAATAAAAAAGTTATGGGTTAAATCTTCCATAGTAACAAGCCCCCTAGGAAATCTGTTCTTTCTACACGCTATGAACGGGGCTTCCTCTTCATTAAATGTTAATGGGTCGGGAACTCCTGTTGAGTTTTTAATAAATGCAGAAGTAGCGGCAGACTTGGTTGTTGACTCACTTTTATTTGAGGCGTTTGATGGTAAAATAAAGATAGATAAGATGCTTGGAAAAAATAGTCCACTTTCTAACGGAATAATTATAGAAATTAAATCAGAAGATACTTTATTTCAATTTCTACCTATTACCAAGACTCAAGAATTTGATTCTTATTTCGCTTTCGGA